CCTATCCCTCTCATGAATGATAATAAAGTAAGTAGGATACTGGAAAATGACCAAAGTCCACTCGAAAAAAATCAGTCCAGATTAGCGGGTGATGAAGTCCATTCGACAAATACCCAAGAAATAGGCCTTGGAATAGAACAAAGTGTATCATTGGGTGAAAAGGTTTTGGAAATAACCCAAAAAGACATAGATGATGTGTTTGGTCAATAATTATAGGACTATTAGTCCAGAAAGAAGATTATATGCATTATCCAAAAGGAAGCAGGGTAATAAAGGCGACTAGCGATGAAGACCCAAATGCAAAAATGGATATATACGATATGCTCATGTCCAACATGATTGGAATCCGCCAGCATTATGGGGGAAATATCGAAGTTACTATTGGTTACGGAAATGTTAAAAAAATTAAAGGAGAGAAGTAATATGAATATCAAAGACCTTTTAGTAGTCGAATGGTGTCAGGAGCAGCAATGCGAACACTATGAAACTTTGGGTGAGTGGCTTAGTGATACACAAGCCAAGGTTATTCGTGGCGAGAGGCAAGAATGGCAGTTGGTAGGTGTTTTTGATAATGAGGCTGATCGCTCAAACTTTGGTAATGAGTTTAATAACAAAGCTTTAATGAGAATTAAGCCAGAGGATCGGTTGCCGATAACCCTTATATAAGCACAAAGTTGAATGGAGTAGTATAATTTATAAAATAGGCAAATAAATGGCAAAAACATCAACATCATTCAAACCAGGTGAAGTGCATAACCCTAACGGCAGGCCACCCAAGGGCTACTCCATCACTGAGTGGTTCCAAGACATGTTCACCAAAAACCCAGATGTGAAAGACCGAGTAGGCAAAGCAATTCTAGCAAAGGCAGAGGCAGGAGATCCAGCAGCAATTAAACTTGTTTGGAACTACATGGACCATATGCCCCTACAAGGGGTTGATGTTACATCAAAAGGCGAACAAGTATTTAGCGGAGTAGACTACATTGGCGAGCATATCAGTAAGACTGACACCACCACAGCTTGAGGTTGCAAAAGATCCTCACAGATTTAAGGTAGTTTGTGCTGGCCGTCGATTTGGTAAGTCAGTGTTAGCTCGTATGATTATGCTTGGCTGGGCAAAGGAGCCAGGGCTGTACTGGATTGTTTCACCAACACATCAACAAGGCAAAGACATCCATTGGATGCAAGGGTTTAGACAAGAGATACCAAGACAATTCGTAAAGAAGTGGACAGAATCACCAACTCCAGAGGTAGAGCTTAATAATGGTGCGGTTATTCAATTAAAATCAGCAGAAGATCCAGATAGACTAAAGGGCGTAAAGCTCAAGGGACTGATTGTTGATGAGATTGCTGTTATGCGTAACTGGGACTGGATCTGGGAGGAGGCACTGCGACCAACTCTTACTGACTACTCAGCACCTGCTGTGTTTATCTCATCGCCCAAGGGATACAACCACTTCTGGGACCTGTACAACAAGCAAGACAAAGACCCACAGTTTAAGTCCTTCAAGTTCACAAGTTATGACAACCCAAACATCCCAAAGAGTGAGGTAGATGCGGCTAAGGTAACTCTCTCCCCAGACTACTTTGCCCAAGAGTATATGGCAGAGTTTAAGACCTATACTGGACTCGTGTATAAGTGTTTCAGCAGAGAGAAGCATGCCAAAGAGATCCCAGACTTCTTGCCAATCTACTACATCAGAGGGCTTGATAGAGGCTTCCGTAACCCAACAGCCTCGTGCCTTATCGCTGTCAACAAAGAAGATGTGTGGTATCAGGTAGATGAGCTGTATGAGACAGGATTAACCAACTCACCACTTGCTGATAAACTAAGGCAGATCAGGGGAGAGAAGCAGATTGAGTACTCAACAATGGACTCAGCTAGTGCCTCAGATATTGCAGACCTACAAACTCTTGGCGAGGACTTTCTGCCAGTTTCAAAAGAATCGGGAGAGAGCCGTCAAAACTATGTGATGTTCAAAGTCTCTAAGTTTACCGAGCGAATCATGGCTAACAAGTTCTTTGTACACCCATCATGCAAAAATACCATTATGGAGTTTGAGAAGTATCGCTGGAAGGAACATCGGGCCAACCTACAAGATACAAATGATATTGAGGAGCCAGAGAAGAGCAACGATCACATGATGGATGCCCTTGGAGATCTACATGTTATGTATGATTTCGACTATAATCCGCATAAGGAGGTCAAAGATGCCAGAACACCAGGAACCTATGTTAAAAGTATTGAGCCTGAAGACGACAGTGATTTCTACGCAGACACAATCCAACCCAACGACTGGGGAAACTAAGTTCAAGCAAGACTTACAGGCATACTTCCCTGACTTATACAGGTTCTGGTCGCTATTCTCATTTGATCCACACTACAATCAAGTGCTTGATGGGATACTTGAGATGACCAATGAGAGCAGATCAGGAAGTATGAGGATCACTTACCAAGGAGGAAAAATAAATCAGATTTCTCTTGACAAGGTATTAACAGCCGACACGAAGGTTCGCCAGCACTATAGTTGACATACCATATCAAAAGTGATTATATAGACAAAACTCTAGTAATTTAGGGGCCGAGCAGTAAAATGCGCGGCTTTTTTGGTATTTATGACAGAAATAATCCTATCAATAATCACTATTACAGTTTTAATATTATCTTACCTAGAGAGAAAAGAACTTAACGATAGACTAATGGCAAAAAGCCTTATGGAATATAAGTCAGTTGCTACAAAAGATGAAGCTAATAAGTTACCAGATAGCGAAGAAGGCGTCTCAATAGAAGATGCAAAGGAGTTGATTGATGGCGAGTAAGATCATTGACCTTATCAAAGGCACAGTTAAACCAACAAAAGAACAAAAGAGCGCCGAAGTTCTTAGATCTAAGCTAGACCGCCTATGGTCTGAATCACAGAATGATCGTAAGCAATGGGATTGGAAGTGGTACATGTACGATCTTTGGGTTAAGGGTTATCACTATGCTAGATATGACTCAAGAACTAAGCAAGTTATAAGTAAACCTGTCAAAGATGGTCGTCCAAAGGTTGTAGTTAACAAAATATATCCAACACTTCGCTCGGTCCGCAACTACGTCCTTCGTAATCAACCAAAAGCTCAAGTAACACCAGAGAACCTCACGGATGATACTCTTGACCAAGCTAACATGGCTACAAAATTTCTCGACTTTATCCACGAATCGGAAGCACTGAGACCAAAGCTAAAAGCAACTGTATGGCAAGCACTTGAATTTTCAGTGGGATGGTGGCAGGTGCTATGGAATGGAGAAAAAATTGAGATTAACGGAGTTGATACATTTGACCTATATCCAGATCCTAAGGCTAGAAGCACAAAAGAGATGAGATATGCTGTTTTAGCAGTAAGAAGAAGAATAAGTGACCTAAAGGATGACCCAAAATACGACAAAGCAGCTGTTGAGAACATAAAGGCAGATAATAAGCTAGCATCAAGCTCATACAAAGAGATGCTACTTAACTTTGACAACTCGCAAAAAAGTGCAGCATCAACAGAAGATGGCACAGTTATCGTCAAAGAGTTCTGGTACAAAGAGGAAGATAAGGTATATGTCTGTACTCAAGTAGGTGAAGTTGTTATCAGAGAGCCAGAGCAAGTTGACACTCCAGTTATCCCATTCTTCAAACTAAGCTCAGACATATCTCCATTCTCTATGTATGGCGAAGGTTGGGTTAAGAACATGATTGATCCCCAGAAACTTCTAAACTCTGGCATGTCCTCAGTTGCCGAGTACAACATGATTATGAATAAGGTTAAAGTAGTTGCCGACAAAGGAGCCGGAGTTCGTGTCATTCGTAATGAACATGGTGAGATCATTGAGAAAAAGCGTGGCTACACAGTTACTACACAGTCACCTGCTCCTATGTCTGATGCGGTATTTAGGCAGATTGACCTGGCTAATATGTTTATCGAAGATATTGGTGCTATGCACGATGCTAGTCGTGGTCGTGTCCCAACTGGAGCTAGTAGTGGACGTGCAATAGAAGCTCTACAAGTTGGAGACAGCAATAACTTATCTGAGGTTGTAGAAAATATTGAGGACTTCCTAGAAGATGTGTACGAATATGTCTTATGGCTTACCTCTCAGAAGTATCAAGAGCTTAACAAGATCATTATTAGCGATTACACTGGCCAGAGACAGTTCCTACAAGTTGTTGGCTCATCCAGTCCAGTTGCTCAAGCGATGGGTGAGAATATCCCAGATAATACTCTCGTTATTTCTGATAAGAATTTGGTTGACGTTAAGATTACCTCTTGGCTGGCTTTCACACCTGAAGCTAAGAGAGAATCAGTTAAAGAGTTGTTCCAGATCATGCCAGACCTTCCACCTGATGTTATCCTCGACGCTTACGGAGTTGGAAACATTGCAGACGTTATTAAAGGAATAAAAGAGAAACGCAAGGAAGACGAGGCAGCTAAGTTGCAACAAGAAGCTGCATCACAAACCCAACAGCAAAACATTGCCAACCCACAATCATCTGGTGCCGAAGCATTTGCAGCAGCAAGAACAATAATTGGTGGAGGATCTCCTCAAGTACCACAAAATGCTGGTCAAGAATATATTGATGCTATGGACCAGATAATTGCCAAGTCTAAACAGGTTGGAGATGTCGAACCACAAGTGATGCAAGCCCTACAAACATTCAGAGACCAAGTGGCTCAGGGTGTAGGTAGGTAGGCTCTTTAACAATTTAATATTAGGCATTGAGTTGTGTGGATACGCACAACATCAACAAACAAGTCTGTACCAAAGGGTGTCAACTACCCACGCAACCCAGTGCCTAAATTATTTACACCAATCGTCGCTCGAGACGTTAACCGAGTATGGAGGTAGATATGGCTGATGAAGCCCAAGATGTATCAACAGTAGAGGAAACTACTGAGGTCCCATCAACCGAGAATGAAACCACCACCGAGACTGTAGAGGAAACTCCAGCAGTCGAAGAGGCAAAGACGGTTCCTTATGACAGATTTCGTGAAGTCATAGAGAGTCGTAAAGAGTTAGAAGCAAGGCTTGCACAAATAGAAGCGAAGGTATCACAACCTAAAACTCCCGAAGTACCTGCTGATCCCCAAAGAGAAGCAGTAAAGCAAGAGTTCAAGAAAATAGCAGACGAGCTAGGCTTTGTCTCTAAAGAAGAACTTACGAAGCAGAAGGAGATTGAGGAAGCTGATAATAACCTGAAGAGAACGATGGAAACTCTTGAGTCAAAATATGACGGAAAGAGTGGACTACCTAAGTTTGAGCGAACCAAAGTATTACAGTTTGCACAAGAGAACCTAATTGGTAATCTTGAACTCGCATACAAAAGTATGAATGAGGCAGCAATCATGGATATGAGGATCAAAGAAGCACTGGGCAAAACAAAAGGAGTCAAATCTGAGATCTCTGATGGTTCTGGATCGAGTAATGTCGGGACGACAGACAACGATCTAAGATCAGCCGCCACGAGAGGTGACAGTGATGCTATGAAGCTTTTAATTAAGCGAGCATTATAAATTATAGGAGACAAATCATATGGCACAAGCAAGTGCAATCAAGACCTATGATGTTACGACTAACGTTCGTGATGTCACAGATCTTATCTCGGTTGTCGCTAACACCGACACCCCTTTTTATTCAGGCATTGGTAAAACCAAAGCTACCAACAAGTACCACGAGGCACAGTACTACGCTATCACAACTGGCGCAGCTAATGCTCTTATCGAAGGTCAGGACTACAGCCCAACCCTGTTGACCACCCCTTCGACTGTCGGGAACTATACTCAGATCTTTGGCAAAATTGCTAAAGTTAGTAAGACCCAACAGGCTGTCACAATGTATGGTGTTGATGATCTTCTTGCCCAAGAAATTGAGTGGAGAATGAAAGAGATCGCAACTGATGTTGAGAAAGCTCTTCTCCAGGGTACAGGTAACAGTGGTGCAAGTGGTACAGCCCGTCTTTTGACTGGTGCTTTGGCACTTATCACAAGTAACGTTAAGACTGGTACTGGTACAGGTGATGCCCTAACCGAGACCTACTTCAACGACGCTCTTGAGACAATCTGGACCGCTGGTGGACGACCAAAAAATGTCCTAGTCAACTCTTATCAAAAGAGAAAGATTAGTGCATTCTCAGGTAGCACCAACACCAAACAAGTAATGTTTGAGAAGAAAGAACTTATCAACACTGTTGATACCTATATTTCTGACTTCGGCATTGTCGAAATTGGTCTTGATGCGTTCATGCCTGCAGATAAAGTTCTTATCTACAGCAAAGACATGTTCAAGGTTGCTCAACTTCGTCCCTTCACGGTCGAAGACTACCCAAGCCAAGGTTCATATGTTGCTAAGACCATCGAAGGTGAACTCACCCTCGAGTCTAACAATGAGAAGGCCTCTGGTCAGATCAACAGTATTAAGTCCGCTTAATTCTGTCTTAAACAAGTTAATAGAACTAGCCCTCCGATCTATCAAAGACGGAGGGCTTTTTCGTGATGTATAATACGTATATGGCTAATTTAGATGATTTAGCAGAACAAGTGTCACGTGAAGAGAGAATAAGGAAAGCAATTAAGATAGTAGCAACTAAGTACGATCTAGGTACTAAAGAATATCTTCTAAATATCTATTCAGATCAAAAGATAGCTAATTTATACCAAGCTCTAAGAGATGAGTCAAGTCTAAAGACAAGAAAACAGAGAGATGACACGGCTAACCATAGACTAATAGTAAAGTATCCAAGCCAAACGGTTTATAAGTTTCTCAACGACGTATTTTCTCCTAAGTATGGTGAAGGATGGGCAAGTAATAAAGATACTTTAATGAAAGTTATGAGAGACGAGGATCTTATTAAGCCGTGGTGCATTCAACACATATGACAATCCTACTTGCCCTACTACAGTATGGTAAGCTGACAGGCTCAGAAATATATGTCTACGAGCTTGCAAGAGAGCTTTTGCTTCTAGGACACAAAGTAACTATAGCATCTATGGCTACGAATATGAGTAGTGAGCTTGTAGGTAGGCTACAAAGTCATAACCTCAAGTACTATCAGCTGTCAGATGTTGATTATAATGATTTTGACGTAATCCACACCAATCAAACTAATGTCACTGAGATGGTAAGGATGTTAGCGCCTAATAAACCAGTAGTACAGACGGTCCATAGCGAGATATTAGACACATACGAGTCACCAGTTGATGGAATAGATCACTATATAGCAGTGAGGCCAAAGATCTACGAGAATTTAGTCACAAAGTACGGCTCAGAAAAAGTAACCCTCATCTATAATGGTATTGATGCCGGCAGATTCTACCCACGACCTAATAATGGTGAGAAGTGCATAATCTTTCCAGGGACAGTAAATTACCTAAGAGCCAAAGCATTTCAAGACGTTGCTAAGTACATGGAGGATGGATATAAAATAATATATATTGGAGATGGTTGGAAAAAAGAAGGAGCATTAGGTAATGCTTATTTTATGAAACCAGTGTGGGATATAGAAAAAGTATATACTAAAGCTACAATGACTGCCAGTATTATGCTTGGAAGAACTACAATTGAAGGATGGATGATGGGACTACCTGGACTAATATACAACATAAATGACAAGGGTGAGATAATAAGTAAAAAGATACAAGAACCACTCAATGATCTTGAGAGATATCGTTCAGATTACATGACTCGTGAAATAGTTAAAATATACGAAGGAGTTATCTATGCTTTGCCGATCTTGTAAGTCAAATAAACTAGAATTAGTCATAGACTTGGGAAACCAATATCTTTCAGACTTTAGGAATGATGATAAAAAGCCAAATAAATATCCACTAGAATTGATGAGGTGTACTGAGTGCAATTTTGTACAATTAAAAGAATCAGCACCATTATCAGAAATGTATACAGAAAATTATGGTTTCAAATCTGGAACAAATGAGATAATCCGTAAGGATCTAAAAGACATTGTTGAACAGGCAAGGTCTTATGTTGACAAATATCAACCAAACGATTTCCCTGGGAACCCAATATCACTACATGTACTAGATATAGCTAGTAATGATGGTGAGTTACTTAATAATTATCCAAAGAATTATTTTAGAGTAGGAGTTGATCCAATTACTAAGTTATGCAAAGAGGCAGAGAAGTGCGCTGATGTAATTATAAACGAGTTCTTTCCACCTAAGAAAGAATTTTTATATAAATTTGACATTATTACTGCCATCTCATGCTTTTACGACGTAGAAGATCCAGCTAACTTTTTGGGAGAAATGGTAAAGATATTAAAAGATGATGGAGTTATTATTATTCAACAAAATTATATCCTGGCAACCTTACAAAATAATGCTTACGACAATATCTGCCATGAACATATTGGATATCATTCATTAAAGTCAATGGAACATCTTTTTGATAGATTTGGACTAGAGTGTGTTGATGTATCAACTTCTATGGTGAATGGTGGAGCGCTACGTACGGTATGTCAAAAAAAGGGAATAGGAACCCCTACAAAGGCTGTACAGGACCAAAGGGATATAGAGACTGCCTATGAGTTAGATACAGCAGTACCTTACCTAAGATTCCGTGGTAGAGTTGAGAATACAGCTCGTGAGGTAAAGAGTCTAATTAACAAAATAAATGCCAGTGGAGAAAAATGTTATATCTATGGAGCTAGTACTAGAGGAGGTACTATTTGGCAGTATGTAGGACTTGATGTAAAGGATTTACCATTTGCAGTTGATAGAAATCCAGATAAGGTTGGTAAAAAGATTGCCTCAATTGGAGTTCCAATTATCTCAGAAGAACAGGCTAGGTTGGATAAACCAGAATACATGTTAGTTTCAATATGGTTTTTTTCATCTAGCGTTATAAATAGAGAGATTGAATATCTAAAGTCTGGTGGACATTTAATACTTCCACTTCCAGAATTAACAATATTATGATCGCAATAGTAATACCAACATATCATAGAGCCAATACTCTTGAGAGGGTAGCTAGCAATATTTGGGAAAATACAGATTGTGACTATCAACTTTATTTTGTTGTTGAGAAAGATGATCAAGAAACGATAGAGGCTGCTAGTAAAATAAAAGAAGCAACAATTATTATCAATAAATATCCAGGCACTCACACTGGAGCCGCCAATACCTACTACGAAACATGCAATGATCCTTATTTTATTATGGCAAATGATGATTTTAACTTTCACAAAGGGTGGGATACTTTAGCGTTATCCAAGTTTAGCGATAAGGTTGGGATTGTCGGTGTTAATGATGGTATGAATAACATGACACCAATTACAATTGTTAGTAGAAAATATATACGAGAATATTCAGGATGTATGGATATGCCAAACCAATTATATTATCCAGGTTATAATCATAACTTTGTGGACACCGAGATCAGCCAGGTATGCAAGAAGCGTGGTATGTGGGCAGAGGAGCCAGAGTCTATTGTTGAGCATATGCACTGGACATTTAACAAGTCGCCAATTGATAAAACTTACGAAAAATCCCACGCAACTAATACTCAAGACCAGATATTATATGAGTCACGTAAACATCTATGGGAGGAATTATGAACATACTCAGCGCAGAGGCGGATCAGTCAGCTTGTGGGTGGTACAGAATCAGAAAACCATTCTTAGGTCTTGAAAAGTATTGTGGAGATACCACTCATGTATATGATAACGCCAAAGATAATGTTAATGACCTCGTAAAGTCTCTCCCTCACTTCGACTACATCTTCATGCGACCAGGAGCAGAGTTATTTATGTTTAGGATCAAGAATATCCCTGAGCTTGCCAGCATCAAAGCCAAATGGGTGATGGATATTGATGATAACGTCAACGAGATCAGCCCTTACTCACAATTTTACTCAAGTTATGGCATAAAAGAGGTAGAGTATGACGGAAAACCATTGTGGAAGGATGGAGTAGCAGGATTTAACCTAAGAGAGAACAAAATGAGGCTAGATTCGCTCAAAATGGGCCTAAAAGCTGCCGATATGGTGATAACTACCACTGAAAAGCTGGCAGAACACGCTAAAGAGTTTAATAATAACGTAATTATTAACGATAACTCGATTGACACAACACACTGGTGGAGGCTTAATAATCAAGAAAACCATCCACTACGAGTAGTGTGGCAAGGATCTCCAAGCCATTATGCCGACTGGTACGCCATCAAAGAGCCATTACAGAAACTAATGGATGAGTTTGACTTTGAATTAGTTATGTTAGGGAGCCAGTACAAGGGCATATTTAAGCCAGAACACCTTGATAGAGTACGAGCATTGCCATGGGTTCCATTTGAGGCTCACAGTTACCGTATGATGTCTCTGCAATCAGACATAGGTATCATCCCACTAGCTGATGAGCCATTTAACTACTACAAGTCGTCAATTAAGTGGTATGAGAACGCTGCAATGGGGGTTCCATCAGTAGTTAGCGATGTAATGCCATATTCTGAGTCAATCACTAACGAAGAGAACGCTCTCTCTTATAAAACTCCAGGTGAGTTCTACAAACAGATGAAAAGACTACTAACTGACGTTAAACTAAGAAAAGATATTGCTGATAGAGCGTATAATTGGGTTACATCAAATAAAACTCTCGAAATAGAGAGTAAAAAACTACACGAGGCCTTATGCCAGAAATTACAATAAAACCATCAGTAGGACTTAGTACAAGTAATGAGCCGGTTGGGATATCGTTAGAACCTCACCTACTAACATTTTTTTCAATGGATTCTAATAATACTAGCACTAATGACAAACAAATGATGTCTGATATTGGTAATTATCTAAAGGGAAAAGAACCATTTGAAGCAATAGATGAGTTAAGGAATATTAGGTTTCGACTTGGAACCCCACAAATAGGTATAACTCCACTACAACATATCCATAAATACATAAAATTAAGAGCTTCAATCAAAGAACAAGAATCTCAACTAAAAGCACTAGAGGATAAATAATGAAATTGGCTATATTGTATGAAGATAAAGATGTTTTTGTTAGCTATACACCAGAAGAGTTTGTGCAAAATGTGGATAAGTTGTTGAAAAGTGGAAAAACCATACGACAGGCGATGGACCAGATGATAAAAGATCTAAAACAAAGGGCTTTGACAAAGTAATAAAAAAGTGATTATATAATATTGCTCTAGTAATTTAGAGGCACCAATTAGGTGCTTTTTTAGTATTAAGAAGGTCTTATGGCTTGCAAAGGTGGAAAGAAAGGTAAAAAGAAATAATATGGCAGATATACAAAAACAATTAGCAGAAATTCTTGGTATTCTTCGTAAACAACAAGCGGAGGAAATTAAGGATAAGGCTAAAGATGTAAAAGAAAAGAAAATTAAAGAACAAATGCACAAAAAAATGATGCAAATGGAGGACTAATTATGCCAATGCCAAAAAATACTCATTACGCAATGAAGAAAACTAAGAAAGGAATGGTTAGACTTGCTTTTACACCATCCGGAAAAGTCATGGAAGCTAAGAACATGAAGACTGGAGCAACGCATACTCCCTCTGAATTCAAGGAAGATATTAAAAGAGCCATGAAAGGGAAGAGGAAATAATGATCGGAACATGGAAACCAGGCGGAATAATACAAACACCATGGTCTAATTGACAGATTACGTTAAAAGTGATTATATTAGTTAAGCTCAAGTAATTATGAGGCACCCAGAGAGGTGTCTTTTTTTGTATTAACGGAGATAAAGATGATTAAATCAAATCTAATTATAGATTTCAAGAACATGATAGGTCCAGCTGGAAAAGGATCTGAAGTAAGTGATACTGGTATAACAACATGGTTGAATGATGCTAAGGATAGAGTGGCAGCGGCAATCTTAGACACTATTCCAGATTTTTACAATAAAAAAGTATTAACATCATCAATAGCTGGTCAAGGAGAGTATGCGTTACCAGCAGATCTTGAAAAAGTGGTTATGGTTAGTGTTTCTTACGATTGTACTAATTATGTTAGAGCGCTTCCACTTAATAATATTGGGCAAGCAATAGACGTAAATCAAAACGAATCAGTAAACTTTACGACCAATGCTCCATTTTATTATGTTTCTGGTCAGTTAATTGGATTTCTACCAGTATTTACAACAACCACAACGGATAATATAAAATTGTGGTATGCGTATAACCCTGCAGACATGACGGAAGATACAGATGAACCAGATCTGCCAAAGAAAACTCAATCATTATTAAAGTATTGGGCTTATGCTAATTATTTAGATCAAAACGATGAACATACCGCAGCAGAACGTATGCGTATCCGTTTTGACGATATGGTGGAGAGGGCAGTTCAACAAATGGCTGATCGTCAAGTTGATATGCCTAGATCTGTCGAAGTTGGAAATGATGCTTCTGGATTATATGTAAACGATTGGATGTAAAATATGGCAAATTTTGCAACCTTCAGACAAACTTCTTATTCTGGTGGATTAAATAATTCTGGTTCTAGAAGAGATATAGAGCGTAATCAAGCATCAATACTTGAGAACTGGGATCTATCCCTTAGAGGTAGACTAAAGACTAGAAATGGATTGGTTCAAGTTGGTAATACATTATCTAATGCAGCTAGGAGTTTAGGAATTTATCGCGCAAAGTCTGGTACTAATTATCTATTAGCCAATGAAGGAACTGATATTAGATATCTCAATGGTTCTACTTGGACAGATATCGGAAACTTAGCAGCAGCGGAGAATATTTCATTTGCTAATTGTATTGTTAATGACAAAGTATATTTATCAAGCGAAAACAATGGATTAAACTCATGGGATGGATCTACCTACGCCGCAGTTGGTGGTACAGCAATTTCTGGTAATCAAATACTTTGGTACCAAAACCATTTATTCCATATCAATAACGTAAAAGTAAGTTCAACTACCTATCCTCATCGCATATATTGGAGTGATTTTGGTAACCCAGAGGCTTACACAACTGCAACCTCATATATCAATCTACCTAGCGAAGGTAGGGCAATCACTATGAATGTGTTGGGTGATGCGCTAGTAGTATTCAAGGAAGACTCCTATATGTTCTTACAGGGTTATGGCAGCTCTTCTTGGTCAATTAGTGCTACAGCAACCTCGGTAAGTAACACAGATGCCTCAATCGGGTGTGTTGCTCCCAGAGGTACAGTCCGTGTAGGGGCAAATGAGCTATGGTTTATGGATAACCAGGGTTATGTAAGGCGTATTACCCAGTCTACCTATGGTTATGAGAGTAAAGTGATGTCTGATAACCTAGATTTAACTAAAATAACTATAAACGGCCTTGTAACTGGGATTGATCTAACAAAACTTAGTAATACCATTGCTTGGTACGATGATAATAAGGTTTATTTTGCTGTTACAGCGGTTGGAAGTTCAGTAAATAATGTAGTTTTGGTTTTTGATCGCGCAGCTAGTGCTGATAATGCTAATAAAGAAGCATGGACGACTTACACTGGGTGGACAGTTAATGCCATGACTTCTTTTGGTAATGGTACTAATCCAATACTATATATCTCTAGTAATAATAAAAAAATATACAAAGTAACTGATGGAGATGATGATGGAACTGCAATAAATTGTAGATGGGATGGTAAAAATGACGACTATGATAAACCAGAAAGATTCAAGAAATATGCTTATGGATATATTTATTCACAAGCACAGGTAGATGAGGATGTTACTATTCACGCTGCAGTTGATGGAACAGCCTTTTCGCAGATAGGAACTTTTAACCTAGTTTCTGATGGAACAGCGCTTGGACCAACTGGACCAGCTAAAATGGGACCAACTGGGGTATTTATATTAGGTGGTTCTTTCGATAAAGAAAAGAAATATTACTATTCAGATGGAGGGGGTGCAATAACTGGTAAGACCCTTACGATGTCAATTAGAGCATCAGTAAATGACCAGATATATGTGGACACTTTTACAAATCATTTTGTAATAAGGTCATTAAAATAAAGGAGAATTATGGCTAGCATATCTAAAACAAAAACATGGGGAGACAATGAAGCGGTAACTTATACCGATATGAACGCTAATTTTGATACATTGTATACATTGGCAAACGGCAATATAGACAATGATAACATCAAAACAGCAGCGGCAATCTCAGCAAGTAAAATTGCTTTTGGTACAGTTGTTTGGTTAAGATCAGTATTATCTCTTGCTACTTCAGACATATCTGTAGGAACTGGAAAAGATGAGTTTACTATTCCACAAACAATCCCTGTTGGAAAGTGGGTAATTGAAAGTGTTGAGGTTGAGGTTGATACAGCACCAACATCCGGCAAGACACTAACGGTTGATGTTAATAAAGGTGGTACAACCATATTTACAACCCCAGTAGATGTATCAAACACTTCAATCATTACAACTGGAGTAACTCCGGCTGTTACAGCTCTTACTGCAGGAGACAGATTAACATTAGACGTTGATGTTGCTACGTCAGGTATTGCAAGTACTCGTGTTCGTGCTAATCTAATTATTAAACACTACATACAGGCTGAATAATTATGGCACTATATGATTGGCAGTTAATAAAATATGTTTCACCAGCTTATCCATTTGGAAATGGAACAGATGGTAACTATTCTTCAGCAACTGTTCCAACCATGACATATATGTCTTGTTCTGGTACATCAACCCAATCGACGATAACACTTTCTAGTGGAGCATTTACAAATGGAGATATTCTAAAGATTATTCAAATGAGGGGTACTGGAGTTGGACAGTGGGAAATAGTTAGAGTAGTTTCTGGTGGTGGATCAACAACTTTAACAATCAGTAAACCTCTTGTATATACGTACACAGACTCAGGAGCTAGTCAGGCTCAGGTAGTTAAGATTCCTCAATATAATAATGTAACAATATCATCTGGTACTTGGAGTCCAACGGCTTGGGATGGTAATGTTGGTGGAATATTAACTTTTGCATGTAACAAGATATTTACTCCAACTGGTTCAATCGTGGCAAGTGGTTTAGATTCTGCTGCAGCAGGTGGAACATCTAGCGCTGCTGGTGGTCTTGGTCTTGGATCACGTGGTGGAACAGCTACCAATACTTCTTCTTACCGTGGAGAGGGTACATCTGGAGATAATTCAACTCAAAGTAGAAATGCAGCTGGAACTGCAGGTGGTGGTGCAGACTCTTCTGGAGATGGTGGTGGAGGTGGAGGTGGACATGCAACAGCTGGATCAAATGGTACAGATACAAGTTATGGATATGGTGGTGATACAGCTGGAGACACTACTCTTAATAATATGATTATGGGTGGTTCTGGAGGCGGTGGAAGGGCTGGTGCTACTGGTACTAATGAAAGATCTGGAGGCGGTGGAGGTGGCGCAATAGTATCAATCTATGCGGCCACAATGACAGCTCCTACATCAATAATTTCAAATGGTGGAAACTCTGCAAATACTAGCCATGATGGTGGTGGTGGAGCTGGAGGATCAATACTTATAGTTGGTGGAAATATCAATATAGGATCAGATAAACTATCAGTTTCTGCTGGTACTGGAAATACTTATGGTGGAGCTGGTGGAAAAGGTCGTATCGCAGTCTATTACAATCAATCTTTATCTGGATCAATCTCATCCTCTCTATATGGATCACTTACTACAGCACAAGACTTAAGACTTAAATACCCAATCCGTCGAGGAATGTTTATATAAAGGAGCAACATGGCACAGTTATTAACAGGAGAACAAGTACGAGCAATGGGGGGCAACCCTGACACCATGATCTCTATTGGTGGCAAGTATGATATGAGTGGGGCGAGTAGTGGGGGTAATGCTTATACCGACCAATACAATAGTCTTGTTTCTCATTTTAGAGGTGACACAGACGCTTATGTAAACGATCTGCTAAAGACCGCTCAGGGTGATACTGATTTTGCTATCAAACAACTTAAAGCAGCTCATGATACCGCAGTTGGTGGTAATGATACTCAAACTGCACAATTCTTAGAGAATGTTGCTGACAAACTGGAAGAAAAGGTCGGTCGTATTCCTTATGACTACCAAGTAGGTGTTGAAAGAGCCACAAAGAGTGCTGACACAGCTCTTAGTAGACTTGCACAAGACGAGCAGGTGTGGAAGCAGGAAAAGGCTATAACTGACAAAGAAGCTACAACCAGCCAGCAAGAGGGTTTGCTTAAACGTGGAATACTCTCTGGGACCCGAGAAAGGGCAACTGGACTAGCTGGTAGTGAAGTTAAAACAATGGACACCAAACTTCAAGCACAATTAGATGCTTATGACAGGGCTTTGGGTAGAAGTAGGGAAGATATTGGAACTGCTAAAACTCAAACTATAGCTGATCTAACAACTGGTGCAAGGCGTGGAGTACAAGACACTCAAACCACTTACGCTTTTGGCACTGAGGCTCAACAAAGAGCGCTTGACGCCAAAAAGAAAGAGGCAGAGCGTATTCGCAAACAAGGTTATGAGACAGCTCCAGCATATGCACTAACCAGGACTACACAAACAAATGCCTAACTACAAAAGTGCAGTACCAATATTTGAGACAGACACGACAAGTGCCTCAATGGATCAGTTCAAAAACAGGATGGCTCAAATCGAGGCTTTAGCAGCTCAACAAGCACAAGAGCAACAACTAGCCAAAGAGACACAAAACGCGGCTACAGAGCCATTACAGAGTCTTCCAGCATATGATCTAAATACTAATACCTCATACGCTCCTAGCGCTAGCTTGTCTAGTCAAGGATCAATACTCCCAACTAAGGCGCAGATTACTCAGGCTTTTGGTAACTATGCCCCAGGACTAGAAAAATATTCTGGTGGAAAAAATCTAGGAGTTGATTTTGCCGTTAAAAA